TTCCCGGCGAACACTACTATTGCGTCGATCGGCGCGAACACCCTGACGATGTCGGCCAATGCGCTGACCACTGGCACCTGGGCCTACGGGCCGGGGATCAAGAGGCTAAAGTGAAATACGTCTACCGTCACGGCCAGATCGTACCCAAGGATGAGGCGCTGACGACATGACCGACAAAGATCGCGACGAACAGAAGCCAGAGCCGCCGCCGCAGCAGCAGCCGGCGCCGCGCGTCGGCTTGCCCGCCGAAGCCCGCCTTCGGGCGAAGGCGGGGCCGGCCTCAAGCACGGACACGACCTATCCAAGCCGGTACATCTTCGACGACTACGGGTTCATCCCCCGCCGTCGCCCTTGAGTTTTCGTCGGCCCACGATACGGGCTCCCACGTCAGCTGCCACGACACGGTAGCCGCCGCGCCCGGCGGACGGGTGATCTTCGTCATCGCACGAAACGCGAAAGGGTGAAACGTGAGCACCACCGAACGACCATTGCAAGACATCGACGACGCCAGCCTGTTCCAGAGCGCAATGGCGGACCCAGAGCCGGCGGCGGCCGAGACGCCGACACCGGAGCCGGCAACGCCAGAGCCGGCACCGCAGCCCGAAGGGCAGCCGCGCGATGAGCACGGCAGGTTTGCCCCCAAGGCCGCGGAGCAGGAACAGGCGCCGCAACCGCCCACCCAGGCCGCACAAGGCGCGCCAACCGAAGCCCTACCTCCCGAGGACCAGCAGGCGGCGATCCCGTCCTGGCGCCTGCGCGAGGTTGCCGAGGAGCGCAACGCGGCCCGGCAGCGGGCGGAACAGGCAGAACGCCAGGCTCAGCAATACGCTGCCCACGTGCAGCGCATGGAGGCCGAGCTCCAGCGTTACCGCCAGCCGCAAGCCCCGCCACCCGACTTCTTCGAGAACCCGGAGCAGGCCACCCAGGCCCATATCCAGCGGGCGCTCGAGCAGATGGTGGCGCCGCAGTTGCAGCAACTGCAGCAACGGCAGTTGCGGCTCGACCAAAGCCTGGCCAGGACCGAATTCGGTGCCGACCAGGTCACGGCGGCGGACAAGGCGTTCAGCGAAGCGGTCGGCCGCGGCACGATCGATCCTGGCGATTACCATCGGGTGCTGAACAGCCCGAACGTCTTCGCTGCGGCGGTCGAGTGGCATCAGCGGCAGAGAACCTGGCAAGAAACGGGCGGCAACCTCGAAGCCTATCGGCAAAAGGTGATCGAGGAATACATCTCCGATCCGAAGAACCAGGCCGCAGTGATCGAGCGGGCGCGCAATGGCGCTGTTCAGAATGGTGGCTCACGACAACCCGTTGTCAACCTTCCGCCGTCGCTCTCGCGCGCGTCGGGCACATCAGCAAACGTGCCCGATGACGGCGACATGAGCGATGCCAGCCTGTTCAGGTACGCAATGAGATAGCCGTCACCGCCTGCATGATCTCGACGACCGCCCACGGGCGGTTTTTTCATGCCTCGGTGACGGCAGGAAAGGACAACGGCCATGGCCGTCACCACGATCCAAACCAACAACAAACTCATCCGCTTCACCCAGGAGATCAATCGCGAGTGGGTGCGCGAAAACATGTTCTCGCCCTATCAGGGCGAGGCCGTGAACAGCATCATCCGCGTCAAGAACGAGCTCAAGGCGGGTGGCGAGCAGATGAACATCCCGATCGTCGCCCGGCTCACTGGCGCCGGCGTGGCGAGCGGAACGTTGGTCGGCAATGAAGAGCAGATTGACAACTACGGCCAGCGGGTGTGGCTCGACTGGGCCAGGCACGCAGTCGTCAGCAACAAAGCCGAAGAGCAGAAAGACAGCGCCGATATTTTCGGCGAGGCTAAGCCGCTGCTGTCGGACTGGATGAGCGAACTGCGGCGTGACGAAACCATCGCCGCCATGATGGCCCTGCCGTCCGAAAGCCAGCCGGCCGCCGGCACTCGCGTCAACGGCATCCAATACGACCTGGCTACCGCGGCGCAGCGCAATACCTGGCAGAGCGATAATTCCGACCGGATACTGTATGGCGCATCGACAGCCAATGCCGTCAGCAATGTTCACGCCACGGCGCTGGCCCTCGTCGACACGACCAACGACAAGCTCACGGCGGCCAACCTGGCCTTGCTTAAAAGGGTCGCGATGGGAGCCAACCCGAATATCCGGCCATTCAAAACGCGCGACGGATACGAATATTACGTCGCGTTCGCTGGGTTGAATACGTTCCGCGATCTCAAGGCGTCGCTGGAAAGTATCAATACCAATGCGCGCGCCCGTGAGGGCGATGCGATGAACAGGAACCCGCTGTTCCAGGACGGCGATCAACTGTACGACGGCATCATCGTGCGCCAGGTGCCGGAGATCAGCCGGTTCGTCACCAACGTGTGGACCAACCTGCTGACGGCGGGCGGCAGCTCAAGCCGCGTCGAGCCGGTGTTCCTGTGCGGTCAGCAAGCCGTCGTCATGGCGGTCGGCCAGATGGCCAAGCCGACGTTCCGAAAGGAAGACGATTACGGATTCGTAACGGGCACTGGAATTGAGGCCGCGTATGGCATTTCAAAAATCTTCAAACGACATGGCCCCACTAACAAGCTCGTGCAATTCGGAATGGCAACCGGATTTTTCAGTTCGGCCTCCGACTGATCACCGGCAAGCAAGGAGATACAGCAATGGTAACCTCTCTCAACACCAGTCTGCCGGCGCGCGACTTCAACTATAATGCTACCAATACCATCCGCAAACGGATCACGTTTGCCAACCAGACGGCGACCGTGGTCGGCAAGATCCCGGCCGGCTCCAGCGTGGTTGGCGGCGGCGTCCACGTCGTGACGGCGTTCGATGCCACGGCCACCCTCAATGTCGGCTACATCGGGGCAACCACGGTTGCCGCCGCCTACGGAAGCGCGCTGGCCTTGACGGCGATCGGCTATATCGCCCTCGATGAACTGGCGGCGGTGACCAACATCCAGGGTACGGTGGAACACACCATAACCTGCATCGTTACCACGGCAGCCACGGTGGGGGCGGCGGACCTGATCATCCAGTTCGTTCCGCCTAACCCGCCGCTGTAAGGAGGAAACCATGACTACAACTATAACTTGGAATGGAGAGGATGAATTCCACCCTGGCGGCAACGGTCCCCGCTTCATGAAGTGGAAGGGTGTCGCCTTCGAGCTCGGCAAGGGCGTCGAGACCGACGACCCGTACATGATCGGCAAGGCGAAGAACAATCGGTTCTTCACCGTCTCCGGCGAGGAGGAGCCGGAGCCTGAGCAGCACAAGCGTGGCCCCGGCCGGCCGCGCAAGGACGAGAAGGACGACTGAACGAGCGGGGGCTTCGGCCCCCGTTTTCTTTCCCGACAAATAGCGACAAATAGCGACATGCCCGACATCACCAAGACACGCGCCCAACTGGTCGAGCGGGTAGCGGACAATCTCAACCTGCTGCAGGCCGGACAGACGATCGAGACAGATGTCTACGCCAAGATCGACAGTCACCTTGACGAGGCAGTGTCGGCGATGGCCGCGCTCGGCATCGTCTACATCGCCGACCTCGAGGAGATCGAAACAGCCGTTTTCAGTGACAGCGCCAAGGTGATCGCGTTTCGCATCGCCTCGTCGGGTTACGGCATCCCACCGAGGGAGCAGGACGCGCAACTGTCGGAATTGCGGTTGCGGCAGATGACGTCCGGCAAGCCGACGTTCGAAACCATGCGGGCGGAATATTTCTGATGGCTGCCCAAATCACGTTTCCCACGAGTTCGGCGCCCGGCGTCAACCCGCACGAGGGCTCCGGCCGGCTGGTCAACGTGTACGCCGAGAAGTCGCCGCCGTCCGCGCGGTTCCCCGTCACCTGGCGGCGTACCCCCGGCGTGCCGCTGGAAACGACCGTTGTCGGCGTGACGCATTGCCGGATGATCTTCGACGATACGCGGCCGGGAGGCGGTCGTGAGGCGCAGGGCTTCGTCATCTTCAACGACGAGGTCTACTACGGAGAGCGGGACAGCAGCGGAACCTGGTTCCTGGCCGACATTGGCGGCATCCCCGGATCGCGTCCGCTCACGATGGCGAAAAACAACGCCGCGGACCCCAACTTCGTCGCGGTGCGCCCCGAGGGTGGCGCATATGTCCTGACACCGTCGTCGGTTGTGACCTATCCCGACGCCGATCTGCCGGCGGGAAACGTGACCAGCGTTGCCGTGCTCGACGGATATTTTCTGTTCACGCAAAGCAACGGCATCATCTGGGCATCCCAACTCAACAGCACCAATGTGGCGACTGATTCCAATGTTGCGACGCAGGGGCGCCCGGACGGTTTGATGCGCGGCGTGGCCTATCGCAAGGAATTCTTCGCCTTCGGGCAGAATTCGATCGAGGTCTGGCGCGATATCGGCACCTCGCCGTTTCCATTAGAGTTTGTCACCATGATCCCGCGCGGCATCTGCGGCACGCACGCGGTGGCCGGCTGGGAGGAGGGATGGTCAAACGAATTGATCTGGGCAGCTGATGACAACCGCGTCTACAAATTGGAGGGCTATACGCCGGCTCCGATTTCGCAGGACGCTGTGTCGCGCGCCATTGCAACGTGCGCCGACAAGCGGTTGCTCGAGGCGATCGTGTACATGGTCGGGCAATACGCCATGTGGGAACTGACCAGCCCCGGCGAATGGACCTGGTGCTATAACCAGACCACAGGCGAATGGCATGAACTGCAGAGCAACGGCCGCCTCGACCGGCGCATCCGTGCCTCCTGTCACCTCGGCACCGAATGGACTGTTGGCGATGCCACGACCGGCAATCTCGGGATCATATCGTCAACCGTCTATCAGGAATTCAACGATACGCTGCCGTGGCTGATCGAGAGCGCGCCCGTGCATGAATTCCCCGGCCGCATCATGGCGCCGCGGCTCGACTTCGACTTCAGCAAGAACAGCACGGCGTCCACCGTCGCCATCACCTGGTCGAACGATGGCGGGCACACATATGTGGCCAACTCACTGACCCGCGATCTGACCAAGGACATCGTCTTTATCACCAACACCGGCATTGCGACCAGCAAGGGCAAACGGTTCCGGCTGACCGGATCGAGCAATGCGCCGATGGCATTCATGGGCGCCGGGGCGGCAACAGTGACGCGGGCGGCCTGATATGGCGCTGACCCAGATCCCGCAGATCCTGCATCCGTCCGTCGCCTCGGCGAAAACCAACGGCGGGCAGAAATACACGATCGACGATGAACTGTGGCGCTGGCTCAACCAGCTCCGGCGGGGCTTGGAGGAAACTACCGAGGTTGTCCGTGACATTATCAATGTAAAAGATCCGCGTTTCGGCGCCGCCGGCAATGGCACCACGCTCGACGACGACGCCATCCAGGCGGCGATCGAATTCGGCAACGCGCAAGGCGGCGGCGTGCTGTACTTCCCGCCCGGCGTCTACCAGATCAGCCGGCCGATCGTGTTCAGCGACAACGGCTTCGGGTTCTCCCTGGTGCGGGTATGGGGCGCCGGCATGTACACGTCCGGCGTCCGCTGCAACGCCAACCCGGCCAATGGCCCGCTGTTCAGCGGCGCCGCCGCCATCATTATTCACGGCTCGATCTCGTTCTCCGACTTCTTTATCAACGGCAATCAAAAGGCTCCGATCGGCATTTTCTATGACCCGCCAATATCGGCTCAACCTGGTTTATTCCATCGGGTAAGCTTTGCACTGTGTGCGACGTCCGGCTTCTTCTGCGGCAGCACCACGGGATTTGGCGGTCAGCATTTTATACGGGATTGCTTCTTCAATACGTGCGGCGGTTACGCCATCGACTGGAATAATGGCGGTCAGGGCA